GATAACCGTAAGGATCTGTATGATCGCCCCAAATATTTTGTGTTACCCATAAATGTGATTTGATTCCTGGTTGGTTATAAGGAGTGTCCAATGTAAGCGGAATACCGTATTTCTTAGCGGAATCTCTCGCCAATTCAACGTATGCTTTATAGTTCTTTTCAAAAGTTGCTTTATTATGTGTGTGTTGTAACTCAATCTGCACAGGACTGTTAGCATTAGCATACGAACCAGCACCGTACTGTACATAACCAGGTTGTCCAACTTGGTAAACAATTCCACCGTCTCCCACAATATAAGCAGTATAAGCACTAGTCCATGAACGTTGCATATATTGCGCTTCATTGCGTCCTGTTGCTGTTTCATTAGCCGTTTCATGCAGTAAAATGTACTGATTATTTGCTACTTGTGAGCTACCTTCGTTTAGGCCCAAATTAAATTCATTGTTAATCGTATAGGCGAACCCATTAATTGGCAATAAAAAAAGAGCCGTTAATAGGCTCATCGCAGTAATAGTAATTTTCTTTTTCATTTGTTTCCTCCTATTTTTTCAAATTATAAGCCGACACACCAGTGATAACGCCTAAAAACGTGGCTACTGCATTGATAGTCAGAACTGTCATATCTGTTCCATTCCATCCATAGGCTTTGCCTAACATGGCTACTAAAGCAGATGCAGCTGGTAATACTGTTAAAACCGTCCATTTAATGACTTGATAATACTTATCGGGTAAAATCATTTCTTCTCACCTCCTTTACAATTTAGTCAAGAAATAGCCAATGATCGTAATGCCTAAACCGATCATGTAACCCCACGACCATTTATTATTGGCTTTCATTTCTTTGATATCTTCCGCATTATTAAGCGCAATAGAATATGCCTGATCCGCTCTATCTTTTGCACTTTCCGCTTTTTCGCGTAATAATTCGTAATTATCCAGTTTCGTTTCAATACGCACTAAGCGTTCTACCACGTCTTGTATTGCTTCGTCTTTCAACCAACTATCCTCCTTTCATTGCAAAATAAAAAACACCCTCCTTTGAGCGTGTTGATAGCAAAATTATAAATATTGTATTAATCAGATAGTCTAGTCAAGACTAAAGTACGGCAAGATGTAAATTGTAAAATTCCATTTGCAACGCCGATTTCAGTACGCATATTTAGTACATCGTTTACTTCTAAATCAGTTACAATGTTTCCGCTAGCTGCAAATCTATTTTGCAAGGCGTCGACCCCATAAGATACTAAATTATCAACAGAAGTTCCATCTTTATATAAATCAGTATATAACCATGAAGCATATTTCCCGCCCAATTGCACACGTATTTGCGCACTAATTGAATACTTACCAGCTTTTAAGCATTTAACGTATCCGTTAGATTGACGTTCGAAATGTGTTTCTCCTACAGCTGTAGTAGTATACCCTGTTCCTACTCCATACTCCGCTACTTTCGTTTTGTTAGAGACTTCACCTTGTGCGCCATAAAATGCGGTAGTAGCTGTATCATTAATGCGTTCATCGATCTTATTGTCTAATTCATCTATAGCAGTCGCATTAGCATTCGCTTTTGTTTGAGCACCCTTAGCTGTGGTGTCTACTTCATTAATTGAAGCAGTCAACTGCGAATTAATCTTCGATACTTTCCCATCGGTATAATTGTTTGCTTTACCAGTAATTTCAGAAATTTTAATATCTGTGGCCAAATTATCTTCGACATATTCTGGTGCTAGATCCCAAACATAATCTTTTGGATTGTTTGAATCACGCATACCAGTACCACGATATTTATACTCACTAATATTCGGGGTTCGAGTGTTGCCTTTTTCGATCTTGAGCCAGTCGATCCGGCATGCGCCTACTGTTGATCGTGGATACTGATAAACACGGAAAAGTTTAGGCATCGCCACAACATTCGTTGGTGTGAATGTTAGAGACCATACGTCTGTCAACCCATCAACCGGCTTTAGTTCTCCTAAACGAGCAGTCCAATGATTATACGCTACAAAGGTTTGACTTGCGGGTTTTGTTCCTTTAAGCGTGATAGTATACGTTTGACCTATCATAAGCTCTTCTTCTGTGTAACCTTGATATATTTGGTGGTCGCCAGATTCGATTGGGAACTTAACTGTAGGATCGGCAATATTTTCGTTAGGATATTCGCGACACATGTTGTAAGGTTCTGCTAATAAGTTAGGTTGGAATGGTGTAGCTGTTGAGCCTTCTTCGAGTTTAGCGTGTCTCAAACGTAGTTTGCCGGATAGGCTGTTATTAGCGTCTTTATTTTGTAGCATTATAAGCCAGCTTTCAGCGTTATCACTCGCAGCAGTAATTTTAACGGTGCCAGTTAGTTTTTGCCATACACCCTTAGTAGCAGTTAATGTATTACGCGTATATAGCTCTGATACCCAGTTAGGCATTTTAATATATCTTAGGCCTATCTTGCTAGGGTCTCCAGTGAAATCACCTTCTAACATAATTTCTACACTCACGGTATATGTTTTGCCTGTTAATAGGGCTGGTTGACTTTTCGGTTTTAATACCTCTAATTTATGGTTTGGATCAAGCGTAATCACTACCTCGTCACCATCATCTACAACAGATAAGGCACCACTACCTTGCGAGAAGCTATCAGCGTTTATATTAGCCATCAAATTCGGATTCCCCGAATAATCATAGCCCCCGAAATCAATGCTGTTACTGTACATCACTTGTAAGTTACCTAACTTAGAAATTTCTTCTTTCAGAGCATCTAACTTGTCTTGTAGCGTTTTAGCTTGACCAGTTAAATCAGTAATCTGTTGATTTAAGCTATCCACTCTACCTTTAGTTTCAGCCATAAAAGCATCAAAAGTTTCATTATACTTTCGAATCAACTCTTCTAATTGCGAAACATATTCATCGGCTTGACCTTGCGAAATGTCAGACACTCCTAGTGAGAAAAAAATGATATCTTGCGTTGTTAAAATTTGATTGTCTTTTCTATATTCTACGTAGCAGTGTTTATAATATCCTGCTTCACTCATAAATGTGCCATCAAGAGAAAACGTGACTTCTTCACTAGTTACGCTAGTTGCAACACTATCTACGTAACGGTTAGATGGTGTTGTTCCTTTTAAAGTAAATGTTCCGCCACTCGTATCCATCTGCAAGCCATTTAAATATGGTTTAACCGTCACCGTAATCCCTTTATCACCCTGACGAGCCATAATAGCTTTGGTGTAGTTTAATTCTTTGCTGAAATCTAAAGCCAAATTATATAAACTGCTAGCCATTTATATACCTCCTTGTCTTCGTTTTAAAAACGTTTTTGGTCAAGCACTGTGCTATCATATGCTGTATCCTCTTTTAATCTAATATCTTCATACCCTAGACGGTGTGCCACTAAAATCCATCTAACTAATACGTTTGGCTTACTAGTTTCAATGATGAAATGGTCAATATCTTCATGAGTAACAGCACACAAAACTAGTTCTGTAGGTGTCACATGTGTCATATACCGACTTAGATTTACTGTCTCAGCAAACATGGGGTCAATATCAACACGAACTTTACCATCGTCACCTGTAACGGCTTCCCCATAATCAGCGAAATAATATTCTGGAGTTTCATAAGCGTTCAATAGTCGTTGTCCATAATGTTCTGTTGGTACAGTTGAGTTTTTAGTACCTCTAACAGTAAAATCTTTATATACTTGTACCGTTGATTGTTCAAACCTAGCAAGTTTCCCATCTTCCCATGAACCAAAAAAACAACCTGGTAACGTTAGCATACCATCACTAGTAAATTTCATAGTCCTACCAGCTACCTTAAATTCCCATGAGTTACCCGCACTACCATTAATGCTTAAAGAACTACCGTCGCCAGAAGTTACATAACTAGCATTGCTATACCTGAAATTGGGCGCACCAAAAGATAGAAACGGTCTGTTATTACCATTATCCCACGTACTAAAAACCAAGTTACCCTGTGGATTTCTAATCATGAAACCACCACCAGTTTTCATGGTGTATGATACAATACCGGCATCAGCACTTACATAATCACGTGCTTCTAGCTCCATAATATCTTTGTTAACTTTTTTTGAGTACCAAGTCATTTTGCCATTAGCAATACTTGTTCTATAATCAGCACCATCACTAATTAATGTAGTACCTCTAATAGTAATTCCTACTATTTCACCAGCCGTAATAAACGAGGCATTGAATCCGCCATCTAACGTCCATGCCGTTTCATATGTTCCATTAATGCCAGTTTTAGAAAAACCAATACCAGCATTGTTGATTTGTAAAACATTCCTTGCGGTATTCTTATCTGGTGTGTCCATAATCAAAATACGACTAGGCGCTTCTTTAGGATCTAATAAAACATAACCACCATTTTGACCAGTAATCATATCAGTTTGATGATCTACAATATCATTGATTAAATCACTGATTTCGCCACCGTTTTTCAATTGATCAATGGCATCATTAATCAAATTGCTGACATTATTCTCTGTGTTTTCTAAGAAGTTTGTTTTGACGTTTCCTACAACTAATTTATCGTATGAATTGGTTAGAACATTAAACGTATATTCCACAATTCTCGCTGACATATTCACTTTTAACTGTGGATGATACACATCTACTCCGTCACCCATCGAAACTTTTTCTAGATCAACAAATTTTTCATAGCCTCTTTGATGCCTCAATGGTACTAATTCAATCGAACCACTCACTTGTGGTTTTTGTTTATCTATGTTTGTTTTCAACCAGTCTTTAGCAGCTTCCCTTAATGTGGCTACATCAGTCGCTTTGTCTTTAAAATCAACAAAAGAAACATATCCAGCAGGATAATCATCCACGTAATCCGTGAAAATAACTTCTTCTGGTAGAGTGATCTCGTCTTCTCCTTCTGAAGAGCTGCTAATGAATGGATAAACTCCAACTAAAACGCTTTGAGCATCTATCTCTAAGTCAAGACCAGTTAAATTTTTAGTATAAATCGCTTTGATTTTATGATCCGTACCTAGCCTTTTTTCATGACGTAATGTGTTATTATCTTTAAGAAATTCCCCATGAAATCGATCTAGAATAGATCCCTCTTTTCCACCAAAGAATTCTAAAAAATTCGCTTTTTCTATCTTCACATTAGCAAGCGTATCTACTAATGACGAGAAAGAAAACTGCGAAGGGATAGCTGGTTTCGCTAAAGCTTTTGCGTTTTGCCATGCCTGAGTAGCAGTGATCTTTTCTGTTCCACTGTCATATTTATTCAACACCGATTTTCTTATATCATTGAAAATAGGTTCAGCTTTTACTTCTATCGTATTTCCTATTACAGAAGTCTTTGCATAATAAATCCGTAAACGTTGCTTTGCTCGATTTTCATCTACATAGCACTGAATAATACGTCCTTCTATAATCAAATCTGCATTAGTTCCGCTTATTGGATAAGTACCCTGAAATATCTCGGCTCCGTTTAGTTTATTGCTAACAGTGGCTGTTAACCAGTCTGACAAAGCGCCTAAACCTTGCGTATCATATAAATGTTCAGCTAAATTATTCGCGTCATTTTTATCGTAAATAGTTATTAAATTATCGATCATCTATTTCACCTACCTTAACCCATTACGATAAATTTGTATTTTGCTCAAACCAGTGCAATTAAAATGATTGATATCCACTTGCAATGTCGGATATTGCATGGTCTTCATTTTGTTGGACCGATCTAAAATATCTCCGTCCGATTGCTCTTCGTAGCAAAGCATTAGATCACTATCAATGACTATGTCAGTTCCTACTACTAAGCCTTCAAAACTAAACACATAATCATTTAAGATGAATTGGCATGAAGTAGCTGAAGGAGTGATGATAATCTTTGGAAAACTTTCTTCTAAACTATTATTCAGCAAGTTAAATGACTGTGGTTTATCTACGGTTATAGGTACATCTTCTTGAACTCTTGCGAATGGTTTCGCAGTGATATTTACATCGAACTCTCCCCATTCAACAATATCGTTTTCTGCATCCCCAATATCGATAGTCTGGATAACATAATAGACGTTGGGATCATCAGAGAATTCTAATTTCTTTGCATAATTTAACCAATGACGCATGATATAAAACGATTGCTTGAACGCTTGATGGTCTTCCACATCCTCTAAATAGTTATAGTGCAAAGTAAACGACATATCTTCAAACGAATAATCTTGTACTAAGCCACCTAGCCGTCCTAAAACAGAAGTTTCAACTCTCTGTCTTTTTGGAGAAGGTATGGTTGGTCTTTCAGCTAAAGCCAATTTATGCAAATAATCAGGAAATCCATCGACTATAGAATGTATACAATCAGTCATTTTTTCACATCCTTTGTAATACTAAGAAAACAGGAGAAATACTCTCCTGTTTAACGCCATGCCGAAGCATTATCATTTTGAACTTTTGTAATGCTGTCAATGATTTGTTGAGTTGTCTGCTTCATAGTAACCTCATCTGCGTTACCATCAATTGTGAAATTGAATTCGTAATTGTTCACAGGTTGAACCGTTTGTGCCCTAGATGAAACTGAGGTGCTACTCAAGATACGATCCCCAATTTCTTGCAGCACAGATCTTTTCAAAGGTAAAGCTACTTCAGGTCCTGCTTCACCGATACCGATAATATTCGGAGAATTAAACACACTACCTTTCGCATACCAATCAACACCCAACGTTGGGATTTTTCCCTTCAATGGATTGAATTTCCCACTCAATTTAAAATGTGGTAACGGAATATGTGGTATCGAAATATTCAGATTATCAAAGATGCCACTGATTTTATCTCTAATCCAATCAATCGGAGCGCTAACAGTCTTTTTAATACCTTCCCAAATGTTAGCAATCGTACTTTTAACATTATTGAATATGTCGGAAACAATACCTGTTAGATTGGACCAACCGCTTGAAATTGCATTTTTTCCATCGTTTACTTTAGAGCTAATAGTGCTTGTAATTCCATTCCAAAGATTCAAAGCAGTGTTTTTGATACCGTTCCAAATTCCGCTGATCCACGAAGATATACTATTCCAAACACTTTGAATGGCACTTTTAGCTGCGTTTATAGCATTGCTTATACTACTAGTCACGCTACTCCAGATATTTGATGCTGTAGAGCTGATTGAATTCCAAATTCCACCTAACCAACTAGATACAGTTGACCAAATATTTTGAATTACTGTAGCAGCTGCTTGTACCAAGCTAGTGATTGTATTCTTGATACTATTCCAAATACTAGAAGCTGTTGCACTAATTGAGTTCCAAATATTTGAAGCCGTAGTACTAATAGATGTCCATATACCATTCCACCATGCCACTACTGGATCAAATATAGTATGGAATGTAGTTACAATTCCATTCCAAGCGATGCTTATCCATTGTGTCATAGTATCCCAAGTATTTTTAAGGAAATCAGAAATAGGTGTCCAAACAGCTTGCCAAGCTGCGCCTAATAACTGTCCAGCTACATCAAAGATACCCACGATAATATTAATACCAGCTTGAATCAATGACGTTATTAATGTCCATGGTATTTGAACAATTCCTACAATGTCTGCCCAAATAATCGACCATACTTCTTTGACTCCGTTCCAAATATTTGAAACCCAATCAACGAATGCTTGCCAAGTCTCTTGGACTCCTTGCCAGATGTTGGAAGCTCCTTCAACTAATCCGCTCCATAACTCTCCAAACCAATCAGAAACTCCTTGCCAAATTTCTTGAACCCAATCTACAAATCCAGACCAGGTTTCTTTAACTCCATCCCAAACTGATGAGGCACCTTCTTTTATGCTTTCCCAAGTACCACCCAACCAATCAGTGAATTTACTCCATATTCCCTTAAACCAGTCAGTAATTGCACCCCAGTTCTGAAACGCTGTGATTACAATCGCTATTACAGCTGCAACGCCCGCTATAATTCCTATTATTGGCAGCAAAACTGTAGAACCAAATGTGCCAACTATCGTAACAACTGCGGTTATAACAGGAGCTAATGTGCTTAATAATGCTAGAATTCCTCCAAGAGCTAAAATGAAATTTTTCATTGGTCCATCAAGTTTACTCCACCATTCGGCTAATCCTTGCAAAGCTTTCGCGCCTGCTTGTAACCCTTTGATAAACACAGGCAATATATCTTCACCCAACGAGGCATAAAAATCTTCTAATGCTTGCTTTGCTCTTGTCATTTGGTTTTCTAAACCATCAGACTCTCTACTAGCCTGACCTGTAGCACCGGCTAATTTTTGCATATCTTCAGCATATTGAACTCGAACTGCTTGTTTGGTAGCCTCATCTAAATCAGACCATTTTTGAGTTTGTGGGCCTAATTCTTCATTTATTTTATCTTGCGCATCTTTAAGTTTTAAAGCAGCCTCTCTTGCTTCTAAAGATCCTTCGCCATGTTTCTTAATAGCATCAGCATACTTAGATTGTGCTTTTTCAACGGCTAACAATGACTCTTCACTGGCTTTTTTTGCTCCTTCAGTCGCTGGTATCAAGTTATGCTTAACAGCATAAGCAGCCATTTGAGTATCATTAGCAAATAGACCTATTTGTTCTCCACCTTCGTAGTTCCCTTTTATGAATGAATTAAGAGATTCACTAGCATCATCCATAGACTTATCGTAAAAAGCTGCTGCATCTGCTGCTAACTGAGTACTGTCACCAGCTAACTCCATAGCTTCTTTTGTATCATATCCAAGTCCTTTAAACATTGACGTATATTGCGTAAAAACAGGCTTGATCGTATTTGGTAACATTCCAAATTTTTCAGCCATTCCCTCAACGGCGTCCTGCGCTTCCCCTTCTAAAGAGCCAAAGACTTGTTTAAATTGGGCCTGCATAGCTTGTGCTTTTCCAGCTGCTTCAATAGACTTACTGCCTACATCAATCAGCTTATCTCCGATCACTGACAAGTGATCAGTAGCTTCCATTAAATTGCCCATATCAAGTTTTTTGCCGATATCGTCTACTGTGGATGTATCAACGTTTTTAGCAGCATTACTTAATTCTTCGAATTCTCTTTCCGCATCATTAAGCTTAGTTTTCATATCTAAAGCTTCGGTAGATGTTTCTCCAAATTCTTTTTGTGTGGCATCTAATTGTTTTTTTAGCACTTCGATTTTTTGTTCAGCAATATCACTCTGTTTGCCGACATATTCTTGTGCTTTTGCTAATTTTTCAGATTCGGTAGCAGACTGACCAGCAGTTGCTTGCCATTTTTTGTATTCGGATTCTACTAATGATGCACTTGATTTTAGGTGTTGTTGCTCATTATCTAAATCCTTCATAGTTGACTCATAGGTTTTAAATTCACCTTTAGATTGAGCCAATGCTTTACTCGTTTTATCGATATCATTAGATAACCTTTGTTGCGCTGTTTGTTGATTAATCAGTTCTCTCTCAAGTTTCTGAACTTCGGTGGAATTTTCTCCATAATATTTTTTCGCATTGGCTAAACGTTGACTAGTTACTTCAACTTTTTGACTTTGTAATTCATACTGCTTCTCTAAAGAAGATAATTTACTTCCTAACTTGTCTGATTCAGAACCAGTCTGTTGTAATTGAGCTTGTTCTAGTTTTAATTCTGCTCTATTTTTAGTTAATTCAGCGCTGATTTCTTTTAACGTAGATTTCAATCCGTCATCGTTAGCTATAAATGTTACTTCTGCTTCTGTTCTCTTTTTAGCCATTTTTTACCTCCTTTCTTTAGTTTTTCTGGGATTGGTTTATTGCATAGTTTTTCCATCCTTCATAAGCACTCTTGTTGTAAGCCATTTGCAAAATGTCATCTAAACAGATATCGCTTAAAACCAAATCTGAAGGCATAGAAAAAACGTCGGTCAACATCGAATAGACATCGACCCACGTTTCAACTAAGAGATTTGGCATTTTTACTTTTGAAGCTTTTTTTCCTTATTTGCTTTTTCGAATTCTTTTTGATAGGCATCTCGTGCTTGTTTGAACATCATAGTACTGTATACAGCTACTGCAACCTCCATATCAAAATCCCATTTGTCGATAAATTCATCGAATGAAATGTAATCAACCATATTCGCTTGACGATAAGCTACATATACGGCTTTTGCACCTTGAATAACTGTAATGTCCATAGAGCCTTTTCCCATCGACATTTTTGCAAACTCGTCTGTGTTAAAATCTCTATTGATCATCAATAATTTCTTGATATTCAGTTTAGGTTCTAAATTCAAAATTGTTCCATCGTTTAGTTCAATTTTTGAGTAATCTTCGTTCATTTCGCTACCTCCGTTTTTTTTACTGTGATTGAGTGGCCGTAGTTGTCACAACTGAAGTTTTTTTAATCACATCAGCAGATAGATTCGTCATCCATTGATCTGTTAAGTCTTCTTCAAGTTCTGCAACAATTGCTTCATGATAAAATTTACCAAATTCATCTTGCATAACTTTTGTTTCTAGTTCTAACGCAGCTACTTCATCCGCACCATTTTCAATAGAGAATGTTAATCCTGTATTCGAAGTGCATGCTAACATACCAACTAACTTTCTATTTTCTTCGAAGTCATCCACGATCTCTGCAGCAAGTGAGAAATCTTCGCCTACGGAATCAGGACCGTAAGAGTAAATGCCTGGTTTAATACGTCCATCTTGTTTCAACCCATTGAAACGTCGATAAACTTCCATCGGTACATGTGCAGTAATTGTTACCGTCATATTGATTGGTTTAGATTTTGATTTTACTTCTGTCGCTCCACATTTTTTAACCACCGTTTGCATTTCTGTTTCGCCATCTAATTGTCCGTTACAATTCGTTGCGATTGCATTTCCTGCGTTCTTAAAATTAAAAGCAATTCGTTTGATACTTACGTTATCGAACGTTGTTACTACAGTTTTTGTTTTAGCCATTGTTGTTCCCCCTATTTATTTAATTTATCGAATTGACGAATCAGAAGTTCTGTAATTGGATCAAGTGCAAGACCTAATCCTCTTCTCATAAATTCGTCCGGCTGATTTCTTTTAGAAGTACCTATCCCCAAATCAGGATATTTTAAATACTCAAATTTTCTTGTAGGTCTAATGATGAAACCCAAATTAATGTATTGAGTCTTAAGTGGACGACTATTTTTTGCGTGTTGGTGCCCTCTTCTTAAATCTGCTTCAGAAACAGGAATTTTTTCTGTAATCCTATCCACTGCAATAGCCGAACCTTTTGATTTCAATGCTTCGTTAATCAGTCGTTCGCTCTCGCTTGAATAGCGTTCCATCCGCACAAGAAGTTCATCATGTCCATTTATTTTTAGCTCCCAACTATTTTTAGCCATGACAATCACTCTTCAATAATCGTCTAAACGTAAATACCAATTGATCGATATAGCGATCTTGGTTCTCTAGTTTTAAATGATTGGGATCCATTCTCTGAAAACGAATCGAACGATTTTGAATCAATGAAATAATATCTAGTGAGTCTCCTGTTAAATCTTCTCTATTTTCTGAATAGAAAGTTAGATATAGATTTTGACCCACGCTATATTTTGGCTCAGTGATCATTTCTATTTCTCCTGTTTCGAGAATGAAGTAATTAAAATCATCAGGTAGCTCATCCTCGCCTACGGAGTCTTGAAAGAGTTTGAGGCCAAAATGCTCTTCTAAGGAAGTTTTGATAGCAGAAATTTGCTTATTTAAACGTTCTTTTTCTTTAGAATTATCAATCACCATATTCACCCACACTTTCAAGATAAAAATAGATATAAAAATTATCGTAATCGGCATAGATAACGTTGTAACGCATACTATCGATTACGATAAAATATTGATCTTTATTAAATTTCTTGGCGATTGGATGAAATGGAGTCTTTACTTTCTTAGTTAATTTCGATCCCATCGCATCCATAGCTGTTATATCACTATCTCTCATGGAAAGATTTCTAAATTTTAAAGAAGTGATTTCTGTATCTTCTACACCAATCTTTTTTCCTAGTTCATTTCTTTTGGTACTTTGCGTCAAAATCTTTAACCAACCATCGTTGAATGTTTCTTCGAGTCTACGATTATTCGCCATTCACATCACCTGCAATATATTCTTGTAGCGCATAATGTTGAATGAAACCTAATAACTCACTAGCGAAATTTTGTTCAAACTCATCTAAAGCACGATTCCAGTCGTATCTACATCTTTCGATTAGCAATCCGTATTCTAAGCTTTCAGGAGAAAAAGAAAGTGTTGTACTCACTTTACTTTGAAGATAAACAGCATTTTTAGCTATCATCTTTTTAATTGACTCATCTTCTTCGTTCCAGGTAACGTAAATATTATCCTTCACAGCTATTAGCAATTCTTCAGTCACTTGTTCAGGCGTCATCTAACCACCGCCTTAATTGCTTTAACATATGCGTAAGAGCATTTTTTCTTGTTTACAAATGATAAATCTTCATCAAAAGGCGTAGAAGTCACGTATCTCCCTTTGAAAAATAAATCTTCATCGTTTGTTGTTACTCCAGCATTGTGTAAGATTTTTACTTCTTTAACTTTTTCTATTGGATCAGTAGCAAAACAAAAGTCTAATTCCTCGTGAACTTTAGGACCAATATTGAAATACATCATGTTCCAAAGCTGTGCCCACATCTCGGCTGTCCAGATTTGTATATTTGTTTTTTGCCCTCTAAGGTAGCGATATAGCCGATTAGAATCCAGATAAACCTTTTTCCAATAATTCGCTTTAGGACGGTTAATAACCCACTGTGCGCCTCCTGAATTAGTGTTTATAGTTTCCAAAGATTCTACTGTAACATTTACAATGTTTGCCATATCTTTTAGAATATTTTCTCCGTTTTCACAGCTTCTAATATAATCAAGACTTAGATAACTACAGCAGTCGCTACAATACCAAACATCATCTTTAGAAGGCAATTTGCGCAAATTAATTCTTTTATTGAAAATGACATCCGAATCGATATAGAAATATCGGTCGTCCTCACGCGAATGATCTTCTTCTAAATATTTCCACCATAAATATGGTTTAATCGAAGGAATATACTCTTTGTCGTCCCGCAGATCATCGTACACATGAACTTCAACACCATATTCCTTCTCAAAAAAAATAGGAATCTGATCATCGTGTCTGCTGAAAAGCAATACGATATCTTTGATTCCTAGTTTCTTCAGATTAGTTAAACAAACTTCAAGCTCCCATTTAAACCGATTGATTGCCGGCTGACAAAGAATATACTTCATTCTGATCACCTACGCTTGTGTTGTAGTTGTTGTGGTTGTTGGTTTTGTAGTTGTAGTAGTAGTTCCCAAAGCGCTAATATCTAATACAATGAAACTATCGTTACGTTTAGGTTGACCGTTTGCATATTGTTTAGCTAGATAAATGCGTTCGTCTTCAACAAAATGGTATTCATCTGAAGCTTCAATTTTTAGTGTAGATCCTACACCCATGAAGTAATCTGAGGCTACCCCAATAACTGCTTTTCCTTCTGGCACAGCCGTTGACTGCAAATCTGAAACTGGTACTGGCAATACTTGTACGTATTCTCCATTAGCAGTTAGTACAGTCTTAGCTGGGAATACTTTAGACCAGTAATCAGTTGGATTCACAATTAGGACCACATCAGAAGGATTCACATTACGATAAATCGGATCATTCACACCTTCGATATTGAATTTTGATAGTCGCGCCATCAAACCGCCCATAGTTACAGCATCTAAAGCTGTAATAGGTTCTGCTTTTTTTTCAGCATATTCTCCGCTAGTTTGTTTGCTCATGTCACGCATCATTCCGACTGGCATATCTTTACCAGTACCATCAACAATTGCTTGTTCTAATGCAATTCTCAATGATTCTACTAAAACAGTACGGACATAACGATCTAACCATACTGGACCTAAATCAAGCATTGCCTTACATACAGGAATATAACCTGATAGCTTGAACTGCTTCATGTTAATTACATCAAAGCCATTATCTAAAACTTTTTTAACAGCTTCGCAAAGTTTACCCCACCATGCTGGATTGACTCCACGTGACACAATCCATTCTGTTACACCAGTTGTGTTAACAAAAGTAATTTTTTGCAATAGTGGATGAGATTGTTCTAAATCTTCAAATACACGTTCAAATACAGTAGCTGGCACTAATTCTTCGACCCCTGCAAAACCTTCGTTTTTCACTACTTCGTTATAGAATTTTGTTTCTTGTGTAGTTAATACACGCTGACCACGGTTCATTAATACTAATTGATCTTGATTTTTTGCTGTTGCTTCTTCTAAAATTTTATCCTGAATTTCCTTAGATAAGCTTACCATAGCTGCGCTAAAAGATTCTTCGTTACCATCTTTAAAAGCTTTCATCAATTGGTCGCTTGCAGCTGTTACACCTTTTAAATTTTTAATTGTCATTATTTTGCATCTCCTTGTCCAAATGTTTTATTTAATGCTGCTGTAAATGCAGCAATTTTTTCTGCTCTTTTTTCTTTAACGTCATTCAAAATTTCTTCAACGCTTTGTTCTTTTTTAGCTTCAGTACCTGAGCTATTTTCTGCATCGATAATTTCATCGACCAATCCATAACTCAAAGCTGTTTCTGCATCCATAAACGATTCTTTTTCAAGAAGTTCTTGCAATGCTTCATCTGTGCCATTGAATCGTGTTTTATATGAAGCCTTTACCGATTTATCAATTGATTCCAGTTGGTCAGCAATCGTACGGAAGTCATCGACATTTCCTTCTCCGTATGTGGAAGCGCGGTGAATCATCAATTGTGCATTGTTGTAGATTTTTATAGTATCGCCAGCCATTGCGATAATTGAAGCAGCACTAGCGGCTAAGCCGTTAATCACAACGTTAACTTTTGCTTTATTTGACTTAAGTAAGTTCCCAATAGCAATCCCTTGAAATACGTCTCCACCGTTTGAATTAATTACTACTTCAATTTCTTCTTGATCACCTAGACTATCCAAAATATTTTTGATTCCCTTGTCAGTATTCCCTTCAAAGAACCAACTAGAACCAATAAATCCCTGAATAAAAATTTGCGGTACTGCGCCTTCATTCTTTACTGCTAGAAATGTTTTCATTGTCGTCATTCGCCTCACCTCCTTTCGATACTTGTTGATTGTTTTTAGTTATAAATATTTCATCTGCCATCGCCTTATCAGAGCGATCATTTCCAACGCGTTCTCTTCCTTCGTTGATTGTAAATACTCCATTTCTAATGCCTACATCAATAGCGTCAACCAAATCTTTGAAGCTAGTAATCTTGATCATAGTTGTATCCACACGTACAAAATTCCCTGACAAGTATTCTTCTACTTCATAGAGACTAGCGTTAAACGCATCCTGAATAAGTTCAGCAATCGGTATGATTTCGAACATTAAAAAAGCGTCCACTTGATCCGATAACCCACTCATGTCTCCCTTTAGTAGGTTTTTCGGAACGTGAAACGCTGCTGCTGTCATCTCAAAGATGTCGTCTATTAAGTTTTTTATATCTCTTGAATTGCTTTGGAAGTTTCCGCTGAAATCTTCTAATGTGTACTCATTTTGTAATTGAAATACCGCACCTGCATTATCAGCTTCCATAAAATCCTTAAATTGTGATGTCATCATTTTATTGATTTGATCTTGTGTTGTATTGTCTTGCGGTCGGAATAAATTCCCTTTCAGTACGTATCTACGAGCGTTAGAGCGCTTGTAAACATTCATGGCACTAGAAATGAGTTTCCCATACGCTTGATAATACGCATCGACTAGTTGCCTAATTTGTTGATCTGCGTATTTTATATAGATAACATCACTTTCTAGAAATTCTCTATCAAGGACTATGTTGTTAATTTGCACTTGAGAAAACACATCATCTTTCAATGCATATTCTGTGACATCCCAACTATCCGCAATAAATATTTCGCTAGAATTATTAGACGGAGAAACGATCAATACTTCATTGTAGAATATTAATCTCCTGATCAGTTTTTTTCTAAATTCTGTTGCATTATTTTTCTTATTAGGAGCTACATTCAGCCTATAGTAAAGATCATTCTTTTTATTTTTTCCATCTTCATATGACTTGAATTCCGCTTTACTCATCGCATTTGCAATCAAATCAATACAAGTTTCAATCGCAAATTTTCGATACACAAAATCAACTTGCAATTTACAAAAGTATTCTTCTAAAGGAACCGTTGCTTTTTTTGTGAAGTATCCTACCGCCTTTTGAAAAATCCCCACTTTCTCACCTCCTTTCAAGTTAGAATACTAGAGGAGTAAATCCAGTTCCTGTATTTTCTACTGAGCTATTTGTGACTGTTACAGGAGCAGAATCATAAATATCATCTAAAAAATTCAAACCATGAAGGAATGAAAAAAAGCCATCCGTTTTTCTAGTTTCAGGTTCTATTTTTTCATAGCGTATATTTCCATTAGAAATATGCTCTTCATATACATTCATGCAATACCAACGCATAATCGCATCGTCACCAAAAAATAAACGTTGATTAATAAAAAGGTCATCAACCAGATCTTTTAACATACCATGTGTAACAGATCCGCTTCGAACAATTTCCACAGTAAAACCTGCTTCTTCTAAAGCGGGCTTCAATATTTTTGCACGGTACATATCCATAGCGATTTTTTTAATATAATATTTATTACTCATTTCAAGAAACCAACCTACAATATAATCAGCTTCTATATTTTTTCCATGAACGATCTGTGATTTTCCTTGATCTATAGAAATATCTATAACCTCTCGTTTGATGTTTTGTAATCGAAGGGCTGATTCGTGGATAAAAGTATGTTGTGTAAAATAAACATCTTTATCGTATTTTCCTAGCAACCCAACGCTGGCAAAATCTCGTCTATCAGCAAAATCGACTGTTCCTATCACTTCATCCATTTTTTCAGGAAATTCTTTTTCTTTCGTATGCAGAACATCATCATATGAAGCAACAGCAAATCGTGTATCTTCCATAGGTCTGTTCATTCGTTTGGTCATGAACGTAAGTCTTAAACCAGCATTACGTTGCATTTGAGAGTATTCTTGAAACATTTTCCGTTTTAAATCTGCATTGTAATTAATAGTTGGACAAGCTTTTTCCCACATGTCGGGATCATCAACTTCATTATCGTTATCCAAGCGACAAATAAATGGAAACAAACTAGAAAATTCTGCTCCATCCTTGTCAATTCCAAGTTCTCCAGAAAGAATCATTTTTGATTCTTCTATAATGTCATCAAGCGGACCACCACGAACATGACCATTAGTTGTATCATAAAATTCTCTATAATCTCGAATTTTACCACCACCAGAAGTAGCCACATTTATCATTGAATAATCTTCATTTTCGTGAATTTCATCAAAGCGGTTTGCACCTGGTCGCTTCCCATCTTTTGTTCTAGCATTTGCCGTGTTATAACGAAGTTTGCTGTTTGTAGCGATATTTTGAATAACTTCCTTCGTAGCTTTAAATACTTTTTTATCTAAATCAGGATGATCTTTAATTACTTTAAATACATCATCAAAACTAGTCTTTGCTTGGCTTTCATTATTGGCATAGATATCAATATCATAATTTTTAATACCGTGTTTAGCGGTTAGTAGAAAGAAGTTGTTCCAAGAAGCAAAACCAGTTTTACCATTACCACGTCCCATTAATGAAAGATATCTATTGAACACTAGTGTTTTATCTTTTTTCCATCGAACACCATAAATAAAACATTGTAGAAATTTTTCCCACGGAATTAATTCGAATGGAAAGTATTGTGCTGGTATATTGATTGAATCCTCTACCATCTGCTTATCGAAGTAAATATCTTCTCTAGTAAAGACTCTTTCTTCTAGATAATTTTTTAGCAATAATTGCTCTTTGCATACCTTGATAGTGCCTTCTTCTATAGCTTTGAACCAATTTTCAATATGCTTATAACTCAGGAATTGATTCATTTGCTTCACCTACCAATTCAGGAGTAATGGCAAGTTTATCCAACATCAATCCCATTTGTTTGTTGACAGAAACAAGCAACGCTACTGATTCATTCTTTTTACCATTCTCCAGTCTAATGCCGTTCTCGGATATATCTTCTTCCAGTGATATCGCCGTTTCCCATAAACTGATATAACGATCAACATTATCTAAGAATGGCTCAATATTTGTTTTCTGACTTTCCAATTGGCTTATTAAAGAGCGGCGTAATTTTTCTCTGTAGCGATTTTGAGACAATTCGTTTTTAAACATTTTAGCCCTCCTTTCATGATAAAGTTCGAAAAAATCTCTTTTCCTGACAGCCCCCTCCGTTTCATCACCCCCAAAAAATTTGCGATTTATTTTAAGGGGGGTTATCTCACCATCGGAATGAAAGCTTCAGCGAAGTCAATGTAATAATTAATCTCTTCAATGCTATATCCAAAAATATTTTTTATTCTTTCAACGTTATTATCTTTATTCAACGCTTCTCTTACTTGATTCACTTTGTATTTACTGCAACAGTTATCTGATAACAGATCCCTAATACCTACATAGCGAACGTATATCAAACGTTTAATTAATCCTTGTGTATAAGATGAATACTCTTCAATCTTCTCTGTATCATACTCTCTGCCATTGTCATTGATGATCATGCACTTACCACCTTTCACTTGCATCGAAGTTAGCAAAGCTTTCTATCTTCTTCTCTTGTTTATCTAATGCTGTAAGATATCTGCCATGAACTTCATTATGATGTTCAACACATAAACAAATAAGATTATCTAAATCTAAAGCTAAGTCAGGTCTATCCTTGACTTCCTTTATATGATGAACGTTCTCTACTCTATGATACTTACCTAGTCTTCTACACTCTTGGCATTCATAGTGATCTCGTTTCATCGCTTTCTCTCTAAGCCTGCGCCATTTAGGAGACTGATAGAACTTAACCAAACGATCTTCTCTTATCAACTGTAATAACCATCTATAGAATTCCTCGGTCATGTCCCATCTCCTTTCGCAATCTTATTTAATACTTAGCTATTCTTTTGCCATACAATGGAATAACTTCATTGCTTTCCTTCCGTTTATATGTATCGCTCTTTATTGGTCTTCTATACTTTCGTACTATCTCACCGTTACCGTTTTGCACAGTGATTACTTCATGCTTCTGTTCTAAGTATTGTGGTCTATACATTGTTGTTACCTCCTTTTTTCAAAATAAAAAGACCACTCAAAGAGTGATCTAATATGTAATGCACAGGCAGGGACGTTTCCGATCCTGTGCTTGAGTCATTTGACGATTCATTTGTACCAAATCCCAAAACTCAATCTAACCTAACCAACTATGTAATAGCAACCTACACCGATTCCATCGATTACTATCGACCTCGCCTTGCTCGTGTACTTTGAGCGCCCATTTCCAACCCTCGGTTGCTAGCGGTTTTACTTTCGGGATCTTGTACCGCAAACCCAAAGTCACTGGAGTGGAATCGCACCACACACGAGAACTTACTAGGCTCTCACGAGGCTACTCGTCATTTACCGTTGTGTCTTCTATTTCCGCCACAGTGACACTCGACACTATAAAATTATTCTTGGCTGCTACTATTTTTTATTTTGCCCATTTTTAAATCCAATCATATAGACATTAAGACAGAGCGCAAAAATTGAAATTATTAATGGAATCATTTCTCTTCACCCACCTTTAGTTATCGTGTGAATAATTAAAAAACAATAGACAGCAACAAAATAACATTGCTTTGATAATTTGGTATAAACCACTATAAATTTCTTTTCTTGCAATTATTTTTAATATATGCTAGATTATCAACCGATATAGTCACTGCCTGTACTAGCGGAAACTAGTGCAGGTTTTTTGTTCTATTTACTCAAAAGTTATTACGATAAATTAATATTGTGAAAATAAATACTAAGCGTATAATTTTATTTATCAGCGAGTGGTCCGCTGAAATAAATTATAGGTGGTGATAACATGAGTAACGGGTTTGATGATTTAAGTAAAAAACTTAACAAAATGGCAAAAGCTGCCCAAGAAATGGACGGTGAACATAGCGTTCCAATGTCCGAGTTATTTACAAATGATTTTGTTTCAGCTAATACCAAATTCAGCTCCATTGAGGAATTCTTTGAGGTTAGCGGATTTGACTGCAGCTCTGAAGAATCGTTTGCCGCGATTCCTGATGATCAAATGGATGCATTCGTATCTGATAATACAAATTTTGATACTTGGTCTGATTTCATGAGTGCAGCTGCTATAAAATATACTGCTAAGAAACTTGGATTTTAAAATTAGCAATTTCATCTAAAGCTTCTTGTAACTGTTCGACTTGGTCACTAGCCTTGTTGAGCAGTTCTTTTAGTTCAGTCAAATCTAATTTGACAGTTGCTTTGATTTCTTTATCCATTCGTTTTTCCTCCAATACATAAATTAATAGACAGCAACGGATGATAGATAATAAGAACAATTTAGAAGGAGTTGAAATTCACATCCTTATTCTTAATATTTCCGTTGCTGCCTATCGAAGCTTAATTAAACGATGAGGGAGATTTCCTCCCTTACATTTTATTTTGTCGATCCTGTTTCCTAATCTTTCGACACTATCATAATACAACGTTGAATAGGTAAGTGATTGGTATAAAAAAGGTATAAAATGGAAACCAAATTGGTAATAAAAGGGTATAAAAAGTGTAAAAACTGGCTACTTGAAAGCAACCAGTTCTAACGATGAAGCAAATTGGATGATAATTCTGTTTGATTCTACTTTAACCGATTCTTCGCTAGTATTATTCCTTTGAGCAGTTACATAAATGGGCAGACCATTGATATAACGATCATAGAATATCTTCTTGCGCCTTTCAGTCACATCAGGCTTATGCGGATGCTGTATCGCTGAATAGCCTCGAACAAACAATTTATGCAGATACTCAAATTCTTCCTGTGCTTCTTCTTTATCGATCAGCATTCTTTCTGCTTCAAATATATGATCAGCTGTAGAAGGTGGAACCAAGGAATAAGATGCTGTCACTTTTGGTTCTCGAGGTTGCCCTACTCTACATCTAGCTGATAGATATGCTGAAAGAAACACAGCGACATTATGTTTTGTGCGTTCCATATCAACATCTTTCGCGCTTGGTGTCTCATATTTCTTTACATCGAAAAGTACCATCCTCTGATTCCCCCAATTATGATATAATACTTATGTCGGAAATATTATTCATAGTCGGAGGAATCCGACTTTTTTTATTTTGTACGTGAAATGAGTTCTCCTGATTTATACGCCTCAGCAAATTCAACCAAAGCTACTGCCTTCATTCTCTCGATAGTTCTATCGGAATATCCTAATTTTTCTCCTATTTGATACATTGACATCTTATTAGGAAAACAATAACTATAATAAAGCACCTGGAAATGGATTCTACTTAGCCGTGTTAATGCTTCGATAACCGAATCTCGAGTACTTATCGCTTCAATGATTTCTTCGTTTTGACTGTCAATTGTGAATTTCAAATTTTTGGTAACAGTCATCACGGAAAAGTCTATTTTCACTGGTCCGACCAAACGTTCTAAATTTCTGTATCTTTTTAGTAATCGTCTAGCATTTTTCCTTGTTTGCTTAATATCTATATTCTCTAAAATGTTCACAATTGCCTCTTCTCCTTCCAGTTGTGGAATAACGCTCATTGTTGTAGGATAGTTGTAAAAAAGCAAAATTAAGATTTTATAACTTCCATATCCACCAATCTCACCACTGCTAGATTCTCTTTGCTTTTCGCTAACCACTTGTCACATTTCATCGTGTTTTCAATACGAATGATTGCTGAGTTTGACAGTATCTTTTTAACGTATCCTCTGAAGGGATAAACGAACTCCTCTGCTTCGCAGCGAACCATGTCACCGACTTTGACTTTTGGTTTCTTACGTGTTTTAGGATTCTTTGTCGGCATATCTAGCATTAAACCGCCGATACCGTGACTGCTAGCGTAAAATCCGTCTTTTAGTTTCATTACTCTACCTCCTCATGATCGATAGTGATCAGTTCATATACTTGCGTTAATCCACCAAGTCGTCGTGAAACTTGGTTAGCTTCTTCGAGATTATCAAACCATTTTGCACTTTGGAGTATGTCTACAATGGATAATGTGTTAGCCCCTATAGAACGTTCATCACTTCTGTAAAATTTATTTCCAAACTTTACTACATAAATCTTCATTCTGTATCCTCCCATTTAATATCTAGTATCGAAATTCCAAACTTACGAATAGCATCACTTGCATCAGCAACACACTGACTTGCCACTTTATATGTTTCTTCTGCTGAAATTCCATATTCTTTTTCAAACTTTGTCTTTAGTACATTCAGTTCCCGTTTTCTTAGTTTTGTTATTCTGCGATGTCTGTTGTTCATTGTCAATCAACTCCCTAATCTGAAAGTGTCGTCTATACTTGATCGAAATTCTTTTAAGTGGTTCTCTACCGCAGAATCAGTCACGTTAAAACGATCAATTAATACAGGAGCTGCCATATCTTTCAAATAACTTTGTCTGATAACTATTTCAGTACCATCTGAAAGTTTTTTATTAACCTCCCGACCGTTAATAATTGACTGAACATCTGCTTCGCTTAGTGGTATTTCGTATTTCATTACTGTTCCTCCTTCAACCATAAATTTGGAAAATCATCGGCATATATCTCTATTGCGCCAAATAACTTGATCGCTGATTCTGATTTTCCATGCATGTCAGGACTGATTAAACGATCATAATAATCCTGACTGATTGTTTTTCCCTTGTACTGATAACGTGTAGCCGCAGTGTAATATACTGCTGTCTTGCTCAGATAAAGATATTTTGCTAAATCAGCCGATATCCGTAACAAAATGATTCTATTCTTACTTTTAATTCCACAATTTAGCAATGCTGGGACATTCCCATCTTCATCTTTTAAAGAATCGATGTAGTCAGTAGCTAAGATAATCACTCTACCTCCAATAACTCTGAATTCTCGTAAATATTTCCGATGACTTCATATTCATAATCCATCTTTTTGTGTTTGAATACTCTATATTCCATTCCACTAATTAATGATTTACAAACTAATCCAGAATGAAACTCGGATTCTTGTACAACCGTTTTTTCATTAACTAAATGATCAAAACCATTACTTACATTGACAAGAACTACATCCCCTTCAAATATCCCCACACCGTTCTTGTCTTTCAGTCCTGTGGATTGCATAAGCACATATTTATCTGGAGCCATTTCAGCATGAGTGATCAACCTTCCTGCTTGCCCATATTTCATTTCTTGTCCAATTGTTTTACCTTTAAATGGTGTGTACCACGCTCTAAACTTCGGTATCATTGCCATCTCAGTTCCTCCTTGAAATCCACATTGCTTCAGGCATGCCTGTTTCTGATACACTTGCTTTCTGACTTACTGAAGCATTGGCTCTAGTCTTATTAAACATTTTCAATAGCCAACGGCTGACTTCTGCCTTTGTTTCCGCTACATAGTAAACCTTGAGCGTCTCTTTGCCTATTAGCTTAATCATTTTGATTTACCTCATTTACATTTTCTTTCCGCCATTTTGCCCATACACTACTTCCTACCCCAAGTGCTTTTCGAATAGCATTTACACTATAGCCTACCTCTCTCAGATGGCTATATTTCTCAAAAGTAAATGATTCAAAATTCAGTTTGGGTAATGGCTTGGATCGATCCATCGTATCTGCACCGATTAGCTTACTTATCTTCCGAACCATTCGACTCTCTTGTTGAGATAATTCGTCCATGTCACGATCACCTATAATTTGCAACATTATCTGACGACAGATTCTTTTTTCTTGTTTAGTCAAATTCATGCGATCGCTCCTTTGACTGGTTTTATGCGCTTGTCTGCTGTTTGAGAAAATACCATCGTAAATCCATCAGAGTTGACAAACATTCTTGATATTGTTCTCGTACCGTAAGCTTTTTTCAGTTCTTCACCAAGCAAGTTCGTTGTGATAATCGTTGCTAGGTTCTGTCGTGCATCCAAGAACGAATTTAGCGTGTTTATGCCAAACGCTCGACTATCTGATGCATCTTTTCCTAGTTCTGAACCGATATCATCAATGATGACTAAATCCGCTGTTTTGATATCTGCAATCAACGATCCCTCAATCGTTTTTCTGAGTTCAGGATTGTTGTACGAAAATTTGATTTGATCCAGCATTTCCTGTAACCCGATAAATAAGATTTTTTTATCGTAGTTTGATCGCTTCAAGACTTCCCAAGCCGCTGCCATCGCTAGGTGACTTTTACCTGTTCCTTGTTTTCCAGTTAAAACAAGGTGACTTGGATTTCCTAACAAGACTGAATTAACAAAGCGTTTGGTTACTTCAACCGCTTGTCTTGTTTCTTGATCGACAATTTGATAATTCTGCAATGTGCAATCAAACAACGCTTGATTAGGCACAACAGAACCACCTTTGAAAAAATTGATTGCTCTTGCTTTCAGGCTCTCGTTGTAAATTCGTTCTGTTTGTAAGTCTTCCTGAACTCGCAATGCTTTATACCCACATTGCATACAGGTTGGCTTACAACGTTCTGAGCCATCAGGGTTCTTCGTACGCCATCCATACAAAGGCTGTCCGCATTCAGGACATTCGCCACGTTGGACAAGCACTTTCTGTATCAGCTTTTCCATGATTTCCCCAACAGTTTCCATGCCTACGCCTCCTCTCAAATAGGCAACTCATCTGTGCTAAATTTCTCGTATTCAAGCGTTTTAGTTTGTTTTGTTTTATAATCACGATTTGCTTGCGCTGCCATTGTGTCGTATTTTTCTCGCAATTTTTTAGCAGATAAAATATTCGATGCCCAAAACACATTGTGCTGACTCCATTCAATCATTCCCCGTACCTGGTTTTCGGTCCGCTTGTCGATCTCGATCATTTTCCGAATGTCATCTGCCCAACTTTGCAGATTCGGCTTTTTGATTTCCTGATTCTGACAAATCTGTTTGAATAACTCCTCCGCGAGAATGTAGTAAACTGAGTCGGTGTCGTAAACACGCTTTTTGCGTGGTTGCGACGATGATGTTTTATTATTCTTTTCATTCTTATAATTCTTTTCATTCTTGTTTGTGTGCACTTGTTGTTCACTTGTTGTGCGTTTGATGTTCATTTGTTGTTCACTGCTTTGGTACAAAGACCAGTTTTTTATTGATATAACGCTGTATTTCGTAGTTGATTTGATGTTCAACATTCCGTTTTTTTCAAATTGTTTTAGCCATCTCCATACAGAACCGCTGTTCACTTGATGTTCACGTTTCACGCCTTCGTTCATCTCAGATGTGATAGCATCGCGCCCTGTGACGAATTCTCCGCTGTTCACTTGTATCTCTTTTCCATTAAAAAGTATCTTGCGATTCTCATGACTCGCTTTCATCAAACACAAGCTCCATAATTTATACATATAAGGATTGGTCCAAACGAATGAATTCATCACTTTTCGATGTAATTTGACATATCCTGTGTTCATTCGTATTTCTCCTCTAGAAAAGCAAGGGAGAAAGCTCCCTCATTATTTGTTTAACGGCGGATTAGATGCATCAAATAATCCAGTTTGTACATCTTCATTTTCTTCAGATATAACCTCTGCTTCTTTTCTTTCAGGAATATCTTCTTCAACTTCTGTTTCAGCAATAATGCTGCCGTCTTCTTGAACCCTTTGGACTCTCTCATCCGATGTGGTGGCTTCTTGCATTTCGATGGACAAGATTCCCCATTTAGAAAGAAGATTTCTCAAAACAGTTTTTCGTGCCATTGCATTGTAATCAGATGCCCACACACCACTTAACTTTGTCTTATCGCGATCTTTATTGTTAGCAATCCGATGAGCTTCGATTTCTTGTTTGGTCCAATAGACAGTTTTTTTGAATCCATTCAGTAACTCGAAATAGCCAACATATCCAATGACTTCATCAGACGTTCTACCATTTGGATCAAACTCAAACTCTTCTGTCAGTCGGTTCCAGCTTTTTAGTTCTCCTTCGTAAACTTCGATCACATTTAATGCTTTGTATTTACCTGATCGTTGGGCTAATTGGATATATCCTTTATAGCCAAGCATGAATTGAGCTTTCTTTTCCCATTTTCCTGTTTGCTTGTTTTTACTATTGAATGGAACTAAATATGCATAACCTAAATTCTTATCTAGCCCAAGATTTAATGTTGCAGCAGTTAACGCACCACTCATGATAGACATCGGTTCACTATCTGCAAGATAACTGTCATTAGATACAAGAGTCATAACATTCGACATAAAAGCATTAGCATTGTCATGAAGTACTTCTTCAAATTTCTTTCTCATTGTTGGTGTATTCATTAGAGCTTTAAGCCCTAACTGTCCTGGTGCAACTTGTTTCTGTGGCTTTTCTGCCAATTGATTTTTTAACGATTCATTTGTTGCCATATTATTTGATCTCCTTTTCGGTTAGCCTTCTTGATTCAGTAACGTTATAAATCTCTTCATCATTTGCGACATCTGGATATTTCTCTGCTAGTTTCTTCGTGTTCATCCGTCTTGTACGAACAAGTTTCCAGCTGATAATGTTTCTTTGTGTGATACCGATACTGGCTTCACGTTTACCTAGCTCACTGATGATCTCGTTGTCTACTTGACGAATAGATGATTCAATTTCTTTTTTCGTCCGCTTGAGTTCTCTTTTTTGCTCGATAAGTTCATCAAAACGTGATGGTAGAGCTGTTTGATTTTCTTCTACATCTGCATATTTTTCTTTTAAGAAGTCAGCAGTCGCTTCACTTCCGTCAATTACAGGCTCGATACCTCCAAGAACGTTCGTTTCCCAAAACTCTACTAATTGTTCAGTGATTGTATCGATCAGCTCTTGATCTCGTTCAATCCGCTTCCAGATGAATTTTTGGCCACCGATCAAGACAGCGATATAACAATAGTCTTTGTTTAAAACGTTCATGTAATGCTGAACTTGACAGAGATAGCTAAGCGGTACCTCTTCACCTTCCCACTCTTTTCCGAGAAATTGATTGGCTGTTTTACATTCCAGAATGGCATTTTCTCCCACTACTTCCCGATCAATATTTGCTCTTAAAAATGGATGTAATGGATGTTCAAATACTTGGTTTCTTCTGCGTACTTTTTTGCCTGTACGTTCCTGAAACTCTTTAGCAACCACTTCTTCTAAAACATTACCCCAATAAGCTGGTTCGCTTTCTAAATCTTTCAATTCAATTTGACCCGTTTTCTCAAGCCACAATTGATAAGGAGATTTGTATTTGTTTAATCCAAGTACGGTTGCAACATCTGAGCCACCAATACCTCTTTTGCGGTCTTCGAGCCATTCTTGATGGCTCATTTCTAAGGTAGATTTACTCATCTTCATCCTCCTCATCAATTGGCGCTTCATATGGTGGTTTAGCATAATCAGGATCAGTTAAATAGTTGTCAAGATTTGCTAACTCGTTCATGTTTAACCTCTTTTCTGCTTGCTAACACGCAAAGCACAAGCATGGTAATTGCGAATAACAAGCCAAAGATTACATAACTTTTCGCTACAATCACTAACGTGAAAAATAAAATAATGAGTAGATCAATTGTTTTTTCATTCATCATTGAAATTCCCCCTTGAGAATACGAGTCATCACATCAGCTAAATCTTCCTTGTTATTAATAACAAAAGTATGATTTGAAGGTTGATTTTCTTCTTCATTTTTCGCTTGTTCGTAAGCATCCACAGCAATTCTACGCATAATATGTGCTGACAATGGGAGATTTTCATCTAAATGTTCTTCTTGCATAGCAAGACAAAGTAAAATTTCTGTTGTCTCACCATAAACGAGACTTTTAAGTTCCCCTTCTTTTTGGGCTGTACAAATAATAGAAACACCTTGCTTTTGGCATTCACGTTTCAATTCTTCGATAAGATTTTCAATTTTCTTATTCATGTGATAAAATCTCCTTAGGTATAATTTTTGGTTTGTGACTCATTGCTTTGGACGGCTGAGTCACTTTTTTATTTGTTGCCAAGCTTTTTGCTTATCAATATGTTGTTGGCTTAGGATGCTTGGTTTATTGTGTCTCCACCAGCGATTAGCAATTACCGTCCCTATTCTTAGCGCTTCAGCTCTATTCATTTTCATCACCGAAAAGTCTTTGTTGTCTGTTCAGTTGATCGATTTCCATGCGGATCGCAGTTTCTGGTAACCACATTTCAATAAATGAAACAGCATCATCGAATCTTTTACGAGGTAACTCGCCATATCTTGGGATTGAAAAGGTACGTTTAAATTCAGACCAAAATTTTGAGAATACTTTTTTACTGATTTCTTCATAAGCTCGGCTTTCTTTGCCTCCTAGAACTTCCATAACTTTCATATTTCCTTTTTGCTTAATTTCAAACTCTTGTTGTCCGCTAATTCGCATAGTATTTTTAAGCATGGAAACATCTTTTTTAACATCTTTCATTTCTTCTAGTTGGTAGATCATCATGTCTTCAATTGTTTGAGGAACAGTATTCTTGCGAATAACATCTTCCATTTCGTTGAATGCTTCAATGTATTTTTGTTTGAAGTAAATAGCTTTCTTTCCTGTAAAACCCATAGCCAACAAGAAAAAACCATCTCTACTAATGAAAAAAACTCGTCGATTTCTGCCGTATGAATCTGGTTCATTACCTTCTACAAACATCTGTCCAAAATTGGACACATCTTTTTTTAGTGCATCAATATCTCTTAAAACATGTTGATGTTTTTTCTCAAAGCTTTCTGCCACTTGTAAGCTCGTAGTCACAGCTTCTTTATTTTTCAAAATTACTAATTCTTGCATTTTTTCTTCTCTCCTTTTGGTATAATTTAGGTAAAAAAATGGTGGTGTTTTCAATGAACTACATTTTGTATGTGCTTCTAGTTGTTTATGCAATAATTTATATTAAGCAAATTGTTAATGCAGTGTCTGAAATAACAACGATTAACTATTTACTTACTACAATTGAGAAAGTGATAAATGACCTCAAACGATTAAATGACCATAGTGGTAGCTATAAATCTGATCCTTACTTTCAAAATAATGTGACGCCTATTAGAGAAATAATGGTTAAGGAAATGCCCAGAATTAACAAAGTTCTGCCTTATAGCCTTGTAACGCTTTCCTTGAATCAATCAGATGATATTCTTGAAGAAAATTTTAGAATTATCGCTTCTCAAATTTTTGACAAAAACAACGAAATTCATTATCGAAAATTCTGGTTTTTAAATCCGTTGATTGCTCTTAAGAAATTTTTTCTCTTACCCAGCGAAATACTTAGTTGGTTCGGCATTAATCTATCAACTTTTCCAGGAAGAATTTTTAGTCTTGTAATTTGGGTAACATCGTTATTTGCCCAAGAAACAATTTCTCAAATTCTATCTTTCGTAATTACCCATTTTTTCAAAGGTCAGAAATAAAGCTGATTGAACCAACAATCGGTCCGACATCGATATGTCGTTTAATATAGTTAAAAAGAATAGTTGCGATACGACAATCGTGATGATAGTTAATAGCGTTAGAGATATTTTTTTGTTTCTCATCTAGTCAGTCCCTCCCGACTGGCTTTTTTTGCTCTGTACTCAGCTTCATCAAGCCCCATAAAAATCCAAACCATGTAAACGATCGTGCCGATTAATGCTTGTCTGCTTCCCCAAAGTCCTAAAGCGTAGATGATTAGGGGTGCGCTGAACACTAATGCTCTATTAAATTTTCCCATCCGCTTACCTCCTTAAGATTTCCGAAAAATTTGTTTCTAAAAATTCAAGTGTTTTACTTCTTAAAAATAGATATGTGTCTCTTCCTTCAACTGGATAATAGACAAATCCATTTTTGTTTTTTTCGATATCGATAATATTTCTATATCTTGGGTTCTTTAAAACTCTAGAAGTAAACCAATCATATTTTCTGTTAATCCGTTCTAGTACTTCTGGCAACGTCATCCATCTACCAGTATCATCAGCTTTTTTCAACTCCTCATAATCCACTTGGGAGATAATTACATAGCCTTCTGGAATTGGGATTTTCGCTTCTAGATATTGCATTTGCTGTTCCTCCCTTTACAATTCGTACATAGTGATAATCGAATCTATAATTCTGTTTGCTTCTGCAGAAGTCTTTTTACCGTTTAAAATTAAAGATAAGTAGCTTTTACTAATTCCAAATCTTTCAGCAAGCATGGTGTAAGTTAAGAACTTCGAACTTTCGACATATGCTTTGATTTTTTCTCTATCTCGTTGAGTGATTTCTGCAATATCAGTCATACTAAAACTCCTTTCTAACCAATTTATTCTAAATCCATTTGAGGGTAATAGCCCTCTGCGATTAATAAGTTGTAAATAAACACTCGCCCTTTCTGTGTCCATTTGGTATTCATTACAACTTTAGTGCCGCCATCGGCTTTCGGAATCTCACTTGTGTGCGATTTTGTGTATCCTTGGTTCATATGTTTTCGGTAAAGTATCCATTGTCCGCTAACTTTATGTTGAACACCTAACTCGTTAAGCAATTTGTTTAGAGCAATTGCCGACATTCCGTAATCAGCTGCAATTTGAGAAGTCGCTACCGTATCTGTCGATGAAAGAATCGTATCTAAGTAGCTAATCTTTGGTTCGTACTCGGCAATTTGTTGTTCGAGTAATTGGTTCTTTTCTTCTAAATCTGCTGCTAAACGCAATGCTTGTGCAAAACTTTGAGGTACGTTTGAATAGCTACCTGTTTTTCTGATTGTTGGAAGGACTTCTTCCATTACCCAAGCCTCAAATTTTTCAGCGCTTGGTAAGTTCGATTTGATAATCAAGCGGTAAACATCTGATTCTGGAATAACTTTGAAAGATTGGCGACGACCTAGCGAATCGCTACCCCATGTTTTTACGGCTTTTTTACAATGTTTATTAGTAGCATCGCTCGGGTTTTTGTATCCTAATGTTTTAGCGACATCATTTGCTACGAAATACGGAATGTCATTTTCTAGAAACGTCCGAACTTCGTTTTGTTCGAAATTAAAAATTTGCGGTGTGTTCATTTTTTCATTCCTTTCTTTTATATTCGTAAACAAATTTAACAACTTTTTTCTAAATTCAATTGACAAAGCATAGAGTTTTATTCTATACTTTGTACATAGTTAAATAAGACATATAAACATTGATTTTAAAAGCTTTTTTGGCGGTTGGCGTTTAATAATCAAAAGTGTTTTTTGTTGTCTTTTTAGTTGTTAAATTTGTTTACAAGAACAAGTATAGAGGTTTAACTCTAATTTGTCAACAGATAAATAGAGTTTTATTCTATATTTTTTCTTGTCAGTCTAGAAAGGTTGACATATCAATGAATCCATACGAAAAAATAAAAGAATTAACAAAGCAAAACGGAATATCCGTAAGGGAATTAGAAAAAAGATTGGGATATTCAAATGGATATTTCAGTAAATGGAAATCAGTATCACCTAACTCCGAAGGTTTGGCAAAAGTATCAGATTATTTTGGTGTTTCTATAGACTATCTTCTAGGAAGAGATAAAAAAGAAACCCCTAAACATGTGGATTTATCAGAAGACGATACTGTTTTTTCTTTTGATGGAAAAGAAATATCTAAGGAGACAATGCGTAAAGCGATTGCAATTGCTAAAGCTTTAGAGGAAAATGAATAGTTGGAGTGATGGGTTGTATGTATTTAAAGTTGAAAGAAATGCTGAGTGAGTATAATTTAAAGTTAATCTATATGGAAATGGAAGAACCAGGTTTTTATTATCCAAAACCAAGAATAGTATTTCTGAATGAAAAACTACACGAAGACAGTTCTGAAGCTTTTCATTTAGCCCACGAGCTCGGTCATTTCATTGCTTCACATTTTGAATATTCAGTACTGTACGATAACTCTACAACTTTTCATTCAAAATTCGAAACTGAAGCTGATAGAATCGCAATTATGATTTTACTAAATATCTTTATTGAGAACGAACTGACTGATGAATCTCAGTTCAAATTAGAAAATTTCATGGAGTTCTATTCTATCAATAATAAGTTAAGAACAGAATGTTTTAATGTTTGCCAGTCTTATTTCAAGAAAAAATACTCTTATGCACAGTAAAAAAAGCGGCTCTATAATTTATGGGACTGATGAATCAGAATTGATTCTTCAGCCCCATTTTC